GGCTACCACCTTCCCTCTTTTCAGCCAACGGCCTTCAAGGCATAGTGAGGCCCTCGGAGGTGAAGACTCCGGGAGCCTCTAAAGACTGAGTCGATGTGGCGCTGCTAACGCCTGTTCGACCCTCGAATTCGGAAGCGATGCTAGCGCTCCAAACCCACCCCAAAACTGCGGCAGAACCCCAAGGAAAGCAAGCCCCGACCGTGCGGGTTGCGCTCCGAAGGTGCCTCCCGAAGGAGCTCCAACAGGCGTTGGGGCCTCCCGGGATGGCCGTGTTGGCCTACCTCCTCCGACTCCAACTACAGTTCAACGGGTACGCCCTGCATCCCACCGCGGCCGGCATCGCCGTGGCCACCCGCCTCACCCTCCCGGAGGTACGCTACCAGCTCCGGAGGCTCCGGGACGCCGGCCTACAGCGGTACCGTCACCCCTCCGGTGCACGAGAGCTCCGGGTTGTTCACGCCGACGAGGAGAGAGCACCGTTTCCCCGTCGAGGCCCGGATGCCAAGCTGGTACCCATCCGGGACCTTCTGTGCTGGAACGGTGAAGACCTCGTGCTCCCTGCCGGTACGATGACCTGGGCGGCGCAGGAGCTTGCCCGGAGAGGCAACCACGGCGGCAAGCGCCCGGGAGCGGGCCGACCTTCCAGACTTCCCACGCCCGTTGAGCGAGTACTCCCCACTGTCGAGGTAGCAGCCATGGAGGACCCGAACCGAGAGGATCCCGCAGGAATTCCGCAGCCGAATTCAAGTACACCACCCTATAAGAAGAACTCAGAGGAGACAGTAAGAGAATTCTCCTCTCTCCTTCGGAGAGAATCGAAGGCTGACGCCATGAACTCCCTCAGGTCGGAGGAGGGAAAAGCACACCCTCCTGCACTTTCTGTTTCCGGTTCCGTCCCAGCCCTTCGACTGGTACCTCGACCTCCTCGTGCTCCGTCCGGCCCGGTGTACGGCTCCCCTCCCGTTCGGCTACCACCCCGACCAAGGCCGCGCCCCCTCCCTCGACTGGAGGCAGAACTCCCCGCCCGCCGGGTGATCGCTCCTCCGACCCCTGAGAAAAGGGCCGCGCTTGCGCCGACGGTGGGGAGCGGATCGATCGGGGGCTTCGGGGCGGGAGGGTCCCTCCGGCTCTGGATCCAAGAGCTCGGGCGCCGTCTCCTGCCGACCCTTCCAAGCCCACAGGAGCTTCCCGTACCCTTCCTTCCCTCCCCCAAGCTCCTGAGCCCACAGATGACCCCGCCAGAGCGGGCGCAGGCCCTTGCCACAGCCTACCGGGGGGCGCTGGTTACTCGGTACCCACACCTCCCGAACCGGAGCTACGCTGCCCGGGGGGAGATCACGGCGCACAAGGACTATGCCTTGCTGTGCAAGGCCGCGGGCTACTGCCTGGAGCACGACATCGCGCCGAGCGCGTGGGCGCTTTGGAGCATGGACGTGTGGGCCAACCACATGGTGGGCAAGGGGCGCGTGAAGGGCGGAGCTCCGCGGGCCGTGTGGGTCTGGTCTCTCGTGAGACTGCGCAAGCGCCTCGACTGGTTCCGACAGGATGAGGGGCTCTATGTGGGTGGGATTCCCCTTCCGTGTGAGGAGCACAAGCGGCTCTACGCGACTTACCTCGCGCTTTGGGCGGATCTTCGGCGCTGGATGCCCAAGAGCAGAGGTGAGGTCATGGCGATCATGGACAGGTACCTACCGGGCGACACCTGGGAGCGCATGGTGCGTGCCGCGCAGGACGGCAACCGGGCGCAGCAACGCGCCATCGACCGACTCGTTGCACGAGGGGAGGCTTGGACGTGATCGTTCTTGCTGGCTTCCTCTGCGGTGTGGTCGTCGGGTGGTGGTTGTGCGTCGCATGGCTCGTGTACGAGCTCACCTTCGGGGGCAGGTAGAGCCTTGAAGCGATGCTCTACCTGCGGACGGCACCCGGGACGTGCGCGTCGTGCAGCACAGCGTCTCGAAGATGCAATGGCGCTTCCTCCGGGGCCTTGGGCTCCGTGGGGAACGCAGCAGGCAGCCGCGGATAAAGTGGGCGTGTCCCGTTCCTGGCTCACGGTGCTTGTGTCCCAGGGGCGCACTCCGGCAGAGGCCGTTGCGCTCGCTGAAGCACGACAGAAACATCGTGAGCTCCGTCGGTGGGGCCGGTTCCTTCCTGCGCGCAACGCACAAGAGAAGTGCCCCGTGCTGGGGTGCACTGCCCGACGCGGAAGGGTTCGTCGCAACACACCCGCAGGGGAGGAGTCTTACTGCGTCTACCACCGCGAGGTGCGGCGCTGTGCACGGCAGAGGGCTGCACAGAAACGCGCATGCCAGGGAGCGAAGCAATGAGCAAGCGTCGGAAGTGTCACTACCTCGGGAAGGGCGTGATCGCCTGTGGAGGCAAGCCCACCGCGCACGACCTCGAAGAGATCGAGAAGTTCAAGCGCGTCGCTTCGGGTGTTCCGCAGCCCATGCGGGAGGCTCGGGAGTACGTCGGGCTCACCCTTGGGCAGGCTGCGAAGATTCTCGGCGTGGAGCGAGCGCGCCTCGAAGCCGTCGAGCAAGACCCTTCGAGCTGCGATGACCTCCTGAAGCGTCGGATGGAAACCGCTTACGACTGCAAGGTGCAGCGGTGACGGACGAAGAGCTCCTCTACATCGCGCTCACGCTCGTGCTGTTGATGGCGAGTCCACTCCTCCTCTTGGCGTTTGGGGAGTAGCGCCGTGCGTCCCCACCACTGCCACGCCATCGGTTGTGAGAAGCCTGTGCGCCCGGAGATGCTCATGTGCGTTGCGCACTGGGCGCTCGTGTACCCGGCGACGCAGAAGGAGGTGCGCCAGCACTACCGCCCCGAGCAGTGCCGCACCCGGAAGCCCTCTCGGGCTTGGCTCTTGGCAGCCACGCACGCACGGCTAGAGGTCGCTCGCCACGAAGAACGACCCGATGCCGTCAAGTACCTGGAGGATCTCATCGAACGTCTCAGCGCGAGGGTTGGCTAGCACATGGCAACTTCACAGAACCTAAGGACGAGGCAGGAGCGCCTCATCAGTCAGGAGAGCCTTGCTCGCGCGTACCTCGGCCCTCAGGTGGCCTACGTTCCGTACGTCGTGACCTCGCTCCATCCCTTCGACGGAACGCCTGTGCTCGAACGCTACGACGGAGGGAAGCACAGCGACCGTGAGATTCACTGGGTGTGCAGGAAGGCTTACTGACGCATGTCCCACCCCAAAGAACCCTATTGGATGGACCCTGCCTTTGAGCGGGCCGTACTCACGCTGTGCGCCTCTCGGGCCAACTTCTGGGGGCGCCTCGGCTTCGCGCTGGACCCGGCGTGCATGGGCCTGCCGGAAGCCACGCTCATCCTGGAGACCATACGGGTGATGGCGAAGGAGCGGAGCCACGGCCCCGAGAGCGCGTTGCTCGTGCTTCAACGCCTCCGGCGGAAGATGAGCGAGGGCAAGGTCACACTGGAGCAGATCAAACAGGTGGGCGCTCTCTTCGACGCGGCCGAGGATGCCGGGCTTCCCAACGAAGAGTCCGTCGTCGCGGAGCTCGTGCCGGTGCTCCGTCGCCGCCTAGAGAGCGAGGCCATCCTAGACGCCCATGACGCCTACGCGAACCGGAAGTCTCTCGACGGGGTGACCGCGAAGATTGAGGCTTCCCGTCGTCTCGGGGTCACGAACACCTCCGTGGGGATGGACCTGCAATCGGGCTTCTCGACGATCGAAGAGCTGGAGGGTGTAGAGCGCCTCCAGACCGGGATCTTGGAGCTGGACTTGCAGCTCGACCAGGGCATGCCTCGGGGGCAACTAGGGTTCGTGCTGGGGGACTCCGGAGCCGGGAAGTCCATGTGGCTCGTCGCGCAAGCCTGCGAGGCCATCCGGAGCCAGCACAACACGATCTACGCGACGCTGGAGCTCCCGAAGCACGTCCAGCTTGCACGCCTCTACGCGAACCTCACGGGGGTGCCGTTCAAGTGCATCCTAGAGAACCCGTTGGACCGCAAGGAGGCTCAGCGTCGCATGGAGATCATGCACCCGTCGGTGGGCTCCATGCTCGTGGAGGAGTTCCCGCCGTACGCCACGACGGTGCAGGACATCGTGGAATGGACCGCACGGTGCGAGGACTACCTAGGGGAGCCCGTTGGCTGCGTCGTGATCGACTACGCGGACAAGATGCACGACCCCAAGGTGCGGCAGGACGACGACTACCACGCCATGCGGAACGTGTACGAAGGGCTCCGGGTGCGTGTCGCTCACCAGCCCGGTCGATGGGCCTGGACGGCCTCGCAGGCAACCCGCCCCGCGAACGACCGGGAGAAGCGCCTCGGGTTGCACCACGCCTCCGACTCGCACCACAAGGGTCGTGTCTCGGACGTGGTGCTCACGCTCAACGTGCGCGACGACGGTCTTCAGATGTTGATCTTCTGCGCGAAGAACCGAACGGGGCGAGCCAACTTCCAGGTGGGTCCTCTTCCGACAGACTTCGACCGCGCGAGGATCGTACCGGCTCCCTCCGAGTGGACCGATTGGTCCGTGCAGGTTGCCCAAGAGCAGAAGTAGGAGTTTTTACTGATGGCGAAGTGGCGTCGAACGAAGCATCTCGGGGAAGCTCTCCTTCCGGGCACGAAGCATGCGTACCTCTCCCGAGAGGAGGAGTGGAAGATTGCGGGTCGGATGGGTGGTGGTACGGGGCGTTCCGGGAAGCACGGGAGCCTCACGAGCATGGCGCTCTTGCGCTTGTCTGAGCACCGCTCTGGGAGTCCGGCACCGGCCTTCGGCTTCACGGAGGAGGAGGAAAGTGCAGGTATGCACTGGCCTGCACTCACCTTGGAGGTCTCGTTCATCAAGGGCCGTGAAGACCAGCGGGAGGCTCTTGCTGCGAAGCTTCGGGCCGTGGTCGCCGAGTTCGCAAAAGAGCAGGGTCTCTTTCCGCCAGAGGAGGAGAGCTGAGATGCCCAGAGGATACGAGTCCTTCGAGGACGTGAAGTGCATCGCCGAAACGGACGCAGCCATCCTCTGTGACTTCGAGGACGGCGTGCAGCATTGGGTGCCGAAAAGCCAGCTTTCGGAGGACTCGGAGGTAGAAGAGAAGGACGACGAAGGGACGCTCATCGTGACGCGGTGGTGGGCCGAGCAGAAGGGCCTCGCGTGAGCGAGCGCAGTGGGTGAGTGTTCCTCCGACGAGGCTGGCCATGCGGCCGGAAGACCTCAAGATGCACTCGATTCGCCCCTTTTACCTCCGGCAGCCGAACCCGCTCATGGACTGCCTGTTGACCTGTGGTCCTTGCGGTCGGTCTTTCTTCGGGACGAGCGAGAACTTACACACCTCCGACCCAAGGTGTCCTCACTGCCTCGTGCAGCTCTGGTCACAGGAGGTGTGGCTTGTCGCGATTGCGGTACTGCGCGCAACCGGGGACCTCGTGGCCTGTGATGATGCTCTGGTGGAAGGACAACGGCATGAAGCGGAAGCACGCAAAGAAGCCTTGTAACGACTGTCCCTACCGTCTGAGCTCTCCGGTGGGGAAGTGGCACCCGGTGGAGTTCCAGAAGGTTCTCGAAGCAGAGCGGGACCCGGAGCACGGCTCCATCTTCGCGTGCCACAAGACCCTCCAACTTCCCGTCAAGGAGCGCGGGTTGTGTGCGGGCTACCTTCGCGACCAGAAGGCTCGGGGCTACCCCTCCATTCGCCTCCGGCTCGTACTCATCGCCGACGAGCAGGCTGCGAGCGTCGCCATGGAGATCGACGAAACCGCTCCGGGCTTCTACCCGAACGCGACGGTCATGTGCGCGGCCAACGGTGTGGGCACCACGGGCGATGAGTAGCCGCTCTACGGACTACTGGGCACCGCTCGACGCGAACCCTGAGAACCCGGATTGGCGCGAGGACCACGAGGCTGTGACATCGGCCTTCGCGGGGATGCAGGGCAAGGGCTGGCTCCGGGCGAACTGCCCGCGGTGCGAGGACAAGACCGGCAAGCCGGACAAGCGCGCCTCCCTCGGGTACAACACCGCGACGGGCGGGTACCACTGCCAGAAGTGCGGCCTCAAAGGGAAGCTCACGGAGCAAGAGCGGGAGGAGCTTCCCAACACGGAGGCGGAACCCGAAGAGGAGGCACTGCCCGGCAAGCCCACGGACCCGGAGCCGTGCTGGGGATACCAGCCGCTCTACGAGGGGCCCTCCGCGGAGCTCTCAGCCTTCGACCTCGCACGCACCTACTACGAGGGGCGCGGCCTCTCCTCCGAGGTGGGCCGTGAGACGGGTGTCGGGAGCTCTACCTGGGGGATGAACCAGCACCGGATCTTGATCCCCTTCCCAGACTACCAGAACCCCGAGAGGCTCAAGGGTTGGGTCAGCCGGTACTACCTTGGGAAGCGCACGCCGGACGGTTCGAGTGTGTACCGCTACGCCCGCCGCTTCGACCGGGCCACATACCTCTACAACGAACCCGCGCTCTACGAGGACGGTGCTCCTCCGGTGTACGTCGTGGAGGGAGCGCTGGACGCGCATGCCCTGTGGCCGGACGCGGTAGCAGTCCTCGGGAAGCCTCTGCCCTTTCACGTCGAGTGCTTCCAGCGTGCTCTTCGCCCTGTCGTGATCGTGCTCGACGGTGACGCCCATGAAGAGGGCTGGGCGCTCGCGATGAAGCTGAAGTTCCTTGGGGTACGTGCCGCCAGCGTTCGGCTCCCTCCGGGAAAAGACCCGGACGAAGTGGATCGGGACTGGCTAGACTACGAGGCTGCACTTTCTCTTGCGTGATTGCCCAAGAGTAAGGGTAGAGGAAGTAAGCATGCGGAGGAGCTACCGTTGCCCGGTCGTCGCGAGGCTTGCGAGCCACGTGCAGGACATCGTTCGGATGCCGGTACCGCCGGGCATGTGGGCTGTGCTCGACGCAGATGACGCGCTCGTAGCTCTCGTGCCGTATGGACTCTGCGAGCTGGTCATCGGAAAGCTGAACCAGCCGGAGGCTCCTGATGGACGGTCGTAAGTACGATGACGGGAAGATGGCCTACCACCTCGTGGACGTGGCCGCGCTTGCTTGGCTGGTCGCGAGCCTGAGCTATGGACAGGTCAAGTATGCCGCCGAGAACTGGAGGAAGGTTTCTGACGCGAGGGAGCGCTACTACGCGGCTCTCGTTCGGCACCTAGAGCTCTGGCGCGGAGGAGAGGAGTTCGACCCGGACACGGGCGGACACCTGCACCACCTCGCGGGGGTGCTCGTTAACGCGATGTTCCTTTGCGCACTCTTCGCGCCTCGGGACATCCGCGAGATCACCAAGGCCACCGCGGAAGCGATCAAAGACTGGCAGTGGAAGCAAGGCGCAAAGAGCTCGGAACTGTCAGGAACAATTCACCCACCAGGAACCAAGTAACATGGCGAACCCTCAGCCTTCGGACATCACCGTAGAGCTCCTCGGAACGTACGGAGGAGACATCACGCACGCACTGTCTGCCTGGACGAGCACCAAGCGGGACCTGACCGAAGAGAAGCGCGCTCGGATCCCGCAGCTCCTCAAGATCCTTGCTCACCGGGACACCTCGAACTGGAGGGAGCCACGCCACACCAGCCCCTTCGAGAAGTCCGTGCTGCACTTCCTCGTGCGTGCCGACAAGGCCACGCACATCCACATCATCAAGCATCGCATCGCCGTGTCCGTGAATGCTGAGAGCGCCCGGTACAAGGAGCTTCACGGGGATGACTACCTGTACCCGGACGACTGGCCGACAGCGGCAGAAGCGGAGCGGAGCTCTCACGCGGCCTTCCTCCGGGAGACCTACCACTCCACCGTGAAGAACGCGGTGCACGGCTACCACCTCTTGGTCGAAGCCTTCGTGAACTGGAAGGTCAACCAGCACATGGGCTCGCGAGAGGCTCAGCCCAACGTGTCGGACGAGGCGTGGCAGAAGCTACAGGAGGATGTGCGCAAGAAGGTGCGGTCTCGGGCGAAGGAGACGGCGCGCTTCGTTCTGCCTCATGCCTCCATGATTACTCAGGACGTGAGCTTCAACTTTCTGAGCTTCACGCACTTCCTCCACCTGCGCGCGGACAAGCACGCACAGCGGGAAGTGCGGATCGTGGCGGCGTTGATGATGCGGGAAGTCTGCGTGGCTTCGCAGGACTTCGACGCCTCCTTCGATGCCTTCGGCTGGACCAAGGAAGCAAGACAAGCGCTCTACACGGAGCTCGGGATCTAAGGAAGGAACAGGGACATGAAGATCGTTGCGGTGCAGATTCACGAGGCGGACGAGTTCGGGCAGGTGCGAGCACAGGTACAGTTCAAGGGCACGATGGAGGAGGCGCTGGACATCGTGCAGGAGCTCAAGGGGCTCTGCGGGCAAACTCAAGAGCAGAGGGAACTGGCTCGGCGCATGGCGGGAATGGACACGTTCCCTGGAACGCCGGGCGCTTTCTCTAGCCGCATGAGTTCTGACAGCACACCCGTGGGTCCCGTGATTCCTTCGGGTGGTGCGCCCAAGCCGGTGCCTCCGACGGCCACCGCTCCCGAGGTGAAGAGCACCGGGACCCTCAGCGTGTCCCCCGCGGTCGGAGCTGCGGTCTCGGGTGCGTCCGTCTCTTCCGTCCAAGAGAAGGCCAAGCGCGCCCCGAGAGCTCCGAAGGCTTCCGGTCCCGAGGCCCTTACCCAAACCGCCGACCAGCCGGCGAAGGAGGAGGCACCCGCTGCCCCCACCAGCACCCCGGACACGCAAGAGAAGCAGCCCAACCTTCCGGGTGTCGCCGCCCCGGAGGCTCCGGGCCGCACCGTCGAGCGAATCAACAACGGGCAGTTCTGGATTCAGAGCTGGAAGGAGGGAGAGGTCTACTACGCACAGATCGAGGTGGGGCAGGACCCGGCCGTCAGCGGACTGCAAGCCTCGGGAGCTACGTCCCTCGTCGCAATGGCAGAGGTCGCAGAGCTGGCGCGCAACGCCCTGGCCTCGAAGGCAACCCCGCCCGCGACGGAAGAGCTCGCGGGCTTCGAGCCGCCGACGGACGTGCCTCCTGCACTCCTCGTCGCACCGGGCTTCCGTGCCGTCATGGATTGGATGGTGAGTCCCGAGGGAGGAGGCTACAGTCTCACGGACGCAGCCAAGATCACGGCGCACTGCGTAGCCCTCCGTCCGAAGGTGTTGGCCATCTCGCGGATGGCCGGCGACATTGGGCAGCGTGTCTCCCGCACGCTGGAGCTCATCGCCATGGACCGGGCCAACACGTAGCATGCACACTCTCCCGCTCTACCCCACCGCGTCCCTCGCCGTAGAGAACCTCCAACCCATCCCCCTCGACAAGAGCTGTACACGCTGCGCTCTCAGTACGGGGGTACGCACCGTGTGCATGGCTGCGGAGCTCTCGGGTCCCACCAACGGGCCGACGCTCCTTGTGGTGGGGGAAGGGCCGGGAGAGAACGAGGACCGCCAGGGCAGGCCCTTTGTGGGCGCTTCGGGCACCGTTCTTCGCGGTGCCCTCGGGCTCTGGAAGGGTCCGGTCGTGATCGAGAACGCCCTGCGCTGTGCCCCTGGCTCCCGGGAGATCAAGCCCTCCTACATCGAAGCCTGTCGGCCCTACCTCGCAGGCACCTTCCAAGAGACCAAGCCCGCAAGGATTCTCGCGCTCGGGGCGACGGCGGCAACCGCGGTGCTTGGCCACGGAATCTCACCCTTCAGCACCCGGAAGGGCTACGGGTACACGGCCTCGGGGGTGCCGGTGTTCTTTGTGCTGCACCCTGCCGCTGCCCTCCGGAACCGGTTCGTGCGGTCCTGGTTCGACGCGGATATCAAGTGGGCGCTGACGGCTTCCCCTCCCATGCCACCGCCCACAGGTGGCACCGTATATATCGTCACGACACCCGAGGAGTCCCTTGCTGCCTGTCAGGAGATGCGCACCGCGGAGTGGGCCTCCCTCGACGTGGAGACCTTCGGGATCGTGCACGAGCCGGGCTACCACCTGTTGGGACTCTCCCTCACGGCACGCCAAGAGTCGGAGGAGGGTGTTGCGTACGTGTGGGGTCGCGCGGAGCTCGAAGACTCTGCCGTGAACGCACCGCTCAAGGCGTACCTGCAAGACCCCCGGGCGAAGAAGATCGGGTCGAACGCCAAGTACGACGCCCATGCGATCGAGTACGGGCTGGGCGTGCGGGTGCGCGGTTGGGCTGGAGACGTGCGCCTCTGGCGGAAGCTCCTCCAGGCAGATGCACACGCAGACCTGGAGACGATGCAGTACCTCGTCGGCATGGGAGGGGGGAAGGCTGACATCGAACCGTTGATCGACAGTGCCAAGAAGAACCTTCAGAAGCTCTCCCTCCAATACTCCAAGGGGAAGCTCTCCCTCGAAGCCGTCCAGATCGCACCTTCGGTGCGCTGCATGGCGATGAGCGACGCCGACGTAGACCGCATGCTCCGCGCGATTCACCACGGCACCGGTCCCAAGACCTACGCCTTCGCGGCGCTGCCGAACGACCTACGCAACAGCTACAACGCGAGGGACACCGTCTCGACCGCACGCCTCGGGCGCAAGCTAGAGAGCGAGCTTCGCGCGAACCCCGAGCTCTGGGGGGTTTGGCAGAACGTAGTGGCCCCGCTCTCTCACGCGGTGGAGCGGATGGAGTGGAACGGCATCGGGGTCAGCAAGCCTGCGATCTACCAGCTCCAAGCCGCCATGGCTGCCAAAGAAGCAGAACTCAGCGCACGCCTGAAGCCCTACGGTGACCTCAACCCCAACAGCTCGAAGGACGTGGCAGAGCTGGTGTACGGGCAGCTCAACACTCCTGTCACGCACGTGACGCCGGGAGGCAAGCCCTCGACGGCCGCGGAGGTACTGGAGGGCATCGACCATCCGGTGGTGAAAGACCTCATCGCGTACCGCCAGTGCACGAAGTTCAAGAGCCAGTACGCCGACGGGATGGAGTTCTACATCCGTTCGGACGGACGCATCCACCCGAGCATCTTGCTCGACGGGACGGAGTGTATGCCTGCCGGGGAGCTCGTGCTGACAGCGAGGGGCTACCTTCCTGTGGAGCAGGTGCGGGTGGGGGACACCGTGCTCACGCATGAAGGACGCCCTCGGAAGGTCGTTGAGCGCAGTGAGTTCGCTCCGGCTCCCATCTATCACGTGGTGCTCTCGAACGGCACACACCTGCGGACCACGGCCAACCACCAGTATCGTGCGGGTGCAGGGTGGCAACGTGCGGATAGCCTGAAGGTGGGAACCTCAGTTGCGGTTCACTCGGGCGGGGAAGTGTGGGAGACCATAGATGGGTGGGCACCGTTCGAGGTCTCTACCTGGGGGCGCGTTCGGAATGCCCATACGGGCCACGTCCTAACCCTCCAGTCCAAGGGTCGTTGGGGCCACCTGAAGGTCACGCTCAAGCGTGGAGGAGCGCGTACGAGGGGCGCAGACCGTCGTGACTTTGGGGTGCACCGGCTAGTCTTGGAGACGTTCGCTCCCGAGAGGACAGGCCCCATTGCCATGCACCTCGACGGGTACGCCTGGAACAACACCCTAGAGAACTTGGCTTGGGGCGATCACCGGACCAACTTCGCGGACGCACGGAAGCACGGAAGCATGTCGCACCGGCATGCAGGACACTCGCAGGTAGCCCTGACGCCGGCCGTGGCCGATGCCATTCGGGCCACGCCTCTGGCAGTCGCGAGCAACCAAGCGCTTGCCGACAGGTTTGGAGTGAGCCGGGCGCTGGTTCGGGGTGTTCGGAACGGCACGCGGTGGCAGCCTGAAGCTCATGTTGCGGGGAAGCGTGCCTCCTTCGGGGAGGCTACGGTGGTGCTCGTGGAGGTGCTACCTGCCGCTCCGACCTACGGGCTCACGGTTGAAGAGGACGCCAGTCATGTGACGGGAGGGATCGTCACACACAACACTGGGCGCCCCTCCTCCCGTGAGCCCAACCTGATGAACATCCCGAGGCCCAAGACCGCAGAGGGCAAGATGTGCCGGGACATCTTCGTGGCACCTCCCGGGCATCTGCTTCTGGAGGGGGACTACTCGCAGATCGAGCTTCGGGTAGCGGCGATGCTCTCGCAGGACCCGGCGATGATCGAGGTGTTCCGAGAGGCTCACCGCGCCCCGGAGGAGGAAAAGGGCAAGTACGACTTTCACCTCCAGACCGCCAAGATGGTGGCCCCGGTGTTGGGCTACAAGCCGGAGGACATCACGAAGGAGCACCCCCTACGAGACCAAGCGAAGATCATCAACTTCGGTGTCCTCTACGGGAAGGTTGCCGCGGGCTTGAGCGCGGAGCTCGGTATCAGCAAGGCGAAAGCTCAGGCCCTCATCGACGCCATCTTCGGGAAGTTCAAACGCCTGCACCAATGGATTCAAGAGTCCCTCGCCTTCGCACGGCGCACGGGGTACTGCCGGACGTGGTGGGCCGGGAGTGACGCCCGTATTCGCCCGCTCTGGCGTGTAGGGGACGCAGACGAAGAGGCACGCTCGAACGCCGAACGCTCCTCGTGGAACACGCGCATCCAAGGGACCGCGACGGAGTTCACCAACGCGAGCCTGGGAGCCTTCCAGCGGTGGTTGGACGAAGACGGTATTCCGGCCCGGCTCGTGCTCACCGTCTACGACTCCATCCTTGTGGAGGTGCGGGAGCAGGATGTGGCAGAGGTGGCCTGGAACCTCAAGCGCATCATGTGCGGGTGGGAGAGCTGGGGTGTGCCGGTCGAGGCGGAGTTCAAGGTGGGCGCTGCATGGGGCTCGATGCAGGGCTTGAAAGTTTCCTGAACGGGTTTGCCCAAGAGTAAAGGTAGAGGGACCAAACGATGCCAAGCCCAACCACCGCACCTCAGCTCCCGAGCGACGACGAAGGACAGTACCTTCGGGAGTGTGTTCGGATCGAGTCAAGCACCCTGGAGGAGGAGTTCATTCGTCTCCCGGGAGACTTGGCCTACTGGAACCATCAGTACAGTCGGGCCTACCAGACGTACCTCATGGCCAAGAACGACCTGGAACGAGTCGCGGCCTCGTGCTCCATCATCATCCGGACACAGCTCGGGATCGAGAACAAGGGCAAGGTCACCATCTCGGAGGTCGAGCAACAGCTCGTGATGAGCGCGGACTACCAGCGCGCGAAGGGTGCGGAGATCGTGGCCGAGGCAGAGAAGGTGCGCCTCTACGGTGTGCTCGATGCGCTTCTCTCCAAGCGTGACATGCTCATCTCCCTCGGCGCACACATGCGACAGGAGATGCAGAACGACCCCACGATCAAGCGGGGTCTCGCCGTCGAATCGGAGGTGCGCCGCGCTCGACGCGACGGTCTGTAAGAAGTCCCCCCAACAACCCACACAACTCAACCACTGAACCTGCACAAGGAACTCACACATGACAAGCACAAGCAACCTCGTTCGCTACGGAAGCTACACTCTCGAAGCCGCTACGGAGGACGACGCCAAGGTGAAGGCTGCCTCCGGGAACTCCTTCATGGAGCTCATCGAGGGGGAGAACGTCGTCCGCATCCTGCCCCCACCGGAGGGTGCTACCAGTCCCTTCCGGGTGACCTCCATGCACTACATCGACCCCATTCCCGGGAGCGATCGCAAGATCGTCTTCGCCTGCCCACGGGTGGAGGGTGTGGGGATCTGCCCAGCCTGCGCGAAGGCCGAAGAGCTTGGCCGCTCTCCGGACCCCGGCCAGCGCGAGCGCGCGAAGGATCTTGCGCACAGTCTGCGCATCTACGCCAACGTGCTGGACCGCTCCCAGCCCGATGTCGGACCCAAGGTGCTGGGCTTCGGGAAGCAGATTCAGATGCAGCTCCGCGCCATTCGGGCCAGCCCTCGCTTGGGTGGGGACTTCACGGATCCCACCTCCAAGGGCTTCGACATCATCATCACGCGCACGGGCACGGGCAGGCAGGACACCAAGTACAACGTGGCCGCGGATCGCCAGTGCTCTCCGCTGGCTGACTCCGACGAGGGGATCGTGGCCATTCTCGACCTGCGGCACGACCTCAACGCGCTTGTGGACACCGTGCCTCCGGAAGAGCTCGTCGCGTACTTCAACTCCGCGCGCTCTTCTCTTGCCTCGGGAGCTCGTCCTATGGGGCTCGCCAAGCCTCCAGCCCCTTCGCAGATGGCGGCTCCCGCAGGACCGCGCCTCGGTTCGACGGTGATGCAGGGTGCAGCACAGCCCGTCACCAACGTCTCCACCGCTCCGAACCCGCTGGCTCCGAACTACCCTCGGGGCTGAGAGTCTCATCCCTCTAGATGGCGGGTGTAAGCCCTGCGTAACGCCCCTGGAGAGGGGCTGGCTGGCTATGTGAGCGTAGGCCGCCTGATAAGACACCGTGCCCGTCCGGTGAGCCAAGAGACGGGAGCGGGGGTGTTAGGACCCTGCTGAGCTGTGCGTTCCCTTCGCTTCACCCTGTAGCGGAGCCTAGTCCTCACACAGCTCAACGGGCTGAGGTTCGAAGCCTCAGACTCCCACCGGAGCCCTTCGCGAAGTGTAAGCGGTAAGGCAACAGAGCTATCAACCTGTGCAGCGGATCCACCCTGCACGGCTGGCTCACACGCCGAACGCAGGACCGTCGTGAAGGGCTCCTCTACGCACGGAGGAGGTTCTCATGGCAGCCAAGGTACTCGACTTCCCAACGATGCCCACAACCCGTAAGAACGCGCTGGAGACGGCGCTTGCGGAGGTGCGCAAGAAGTTCGGACGGGGAGCTCTGCAGTGCTTGGGTCCGGAGGTGGACGGGCCGAGGGAGCCCGTGCCTGTGATTCCCACTGGCTCTATCGCGCTGGACAGGGCTACCGGGTGCGGTGGTTACCCTCGTGGTCGAGTCGTGGAAGTGTATGGGATGGAGTCCAGCGGGAAGACCACGCTCGCTCTGCATGCCGTTGCAGAGGTTCAGCGCAGTGGTGGCATCGCTGCCTTCGTGGACGTGGAACACGCCCTCGACACGAAGTACACCACTGCGCTTGGTGTCTCTGTTCCAGACCTCTTGATCTCCCAGCCGGACACTGGAGAGCAGGCCCTCGGGATCGTCGAGCACCTTGTGTGCTCCGGTGCTGTCGACCTCATCGTGATCGACTCCGTGGCCGCGCTGGTGCCCAAGGCAGAGCTCGATGGGGAGATGGGCGACGCGCACATGGGGTTGCACGCTCGCCTCATGTCGCAAGCCCTTCGCAAGCTCACCGGGCTCTCCCACAGGAACAACGTCACGCTGCTCTTCATCAACCAGATTCGGATGAAGATCGGGGTACTGTTCGGGAACCCGGAGACCACGACGGGAGGCAACGCCTTGAAGTTCTACGCGAGCCTTCGCCTCCATGTCGGGCGTCGACAGGCCATCAAGAACGGTGAAGAGGTGGTCGGTAGCCACACCGTCGTGAAGGTGCTGAAGAACAAGATGGCTCCTCCCTTCCGGGAGGCAGAGTTCGAGGTGCGCTTCGGGCAGGGCATCGACCGGTACGGGGATGCGCTCAACGTGGGCTTGGAGCTAGGGCTCATCGAGAAGTCCGGGAACTGGTGGAGCTTTGGGGATGCTCGCCTAGGGCAAGGGAGGGACGCCGCTCGCGAGGTGCTCTCCTCCAACCCGGAGCTCTTCGCGCAGTTGCTCGCTGCCCTTCGAGCCAAGTGATGGTAGCGCTGGTCGTGCAGGTGCCGCGGAGGCGCACGAAACAGAAGCGGCCGGTTCCTTGGGCGCTCTGTGAGTTCTGCCGGGCTCTCTTGCACACGGAGTGGCGGAGTCCCAACGGGGATCTCATCTGCGGAAAGTGTGTGCTCCCGTTTCACGTCCTGGAGGGACCATGCCGGTGAACCAAAAGCGCTCGAACATGGAGCTCATCATGCACGCGCTCGCGCTGCTCTTGCGCCACGAGGCTGAGAAGCTGAAGCCGGGAGTAGTACCCGACCCGCTTTACCTCGCGCGCATTGCACGGGAGCTGACGGAGCGTGAGGAAGAGCTTGCAGCCGAGCGGACAGGAGAGACTCTGTGACCCTGTACTTCGTCGGCGACGTTCATCTAGGGAACCATCGCACGCTAGGGGGTTCGGTGGTGGCCGGAGTCAACCAGCGCGCACAGCAGACGCTCAACGTGATTCGTGCTGCTAAGGCGCACGCTTGTCGCCACGAAGAGGAGACGAACCTCTTCGTGTTGGGGGATCTCTTCGACACGTCGAACCCCACTCCGCAGCTCGTGACGGCAGCCATGGAAGCGCTCTGGCCGAAGTCTCATCCCCTCTCAGTACACCTGCTCGCGGGGAACCATGATCTCGTCTCGGATGAGGACGGAGATCATGCCCTTGGCCCATTCGTCTTCGTGCCACGAATGGACGTGTACGAGGCGCCGTGCGCTCGGGACTTTGGGGCGGATGAGGCCACCGTGCTCCTTGTTCCTTACCGCTCTGGGCACGCCAAGGAGTGGCTCCCGGGCGCACTGGTGGAGCTCTTGAAGGGCTACCCCTCGCACGGGCGTAGGCTTCTCTTGCTGCACCTGGGGATCCACGACGCGGCGATGCGGGCTGCTCTTCCTTGGACGAAGGATGCAGCGGACGCTGTCTCCATCGAGCAGCTACAAGACCTCTGCGCCGCGCACGGGATCGAGAGTGTCGTTGCGGGGAACTGGCACGCTCGGAAGCGCTGGCGCACCTCCTCCCTTGACGTGTTGCAGGTAGGGGCTCTTGTCCCAACCGGTTGGGACAACCCTGGGCTTCGTGGCTTGTACGGCACGGTTGCTTCGTTTGGTCCGGGTGGGCTCTCAGTGTATGAGCTCCCCGGTCCACGCTTCGTGACCGTGACGGAGGCAGGAGCCCTCAACAACATACTCGACGAGGCCGACGAGCAGGACTTGCTGTACGTGCGCTGGAAGACTGCACCCTCGAACGTCGAGGGTGTGACGGCTCACCTTCGAGAGTTGAGGGAGGGTGGGATCATCGCGGGCTTCACCGTGCAGATCGAGCAGGAGGCCCTTCGCGCCCAAGCACAGGCGGCTTCGCAACGGGCTCGGAGCGCGGAGACCCTCCAGGAAGCTCTCGCACACTACGTGGCCGGGGTTGCTCTGGAGGAGGGAATTGACCGGGCCGAAGTTCTCGACCGTGCACGGGAGTACCTTGGATGAAGAACCTGCGACCGTTGACACAAGGTGCCTTCCAAGAGGAGGTGTTCCGAGAGCTGCGGAAGCAAGCACAGAAGATTGAGATTCTGGAGGAGATTGTGCGGGCTCAAACCGGGCTCTCACCAGAGGACTTCCAGAAGGCTATGCGTACCGCTGGGGAGTTGCTCAAGTGTCCTCTAGAGGGGCTCTAATGCACGTTCAAGCTCTGCACCTGAACAACTTCATCCTGCCTGGAGAGGTACACGTTCATCTCCCAGAGCGAGGGCTTGTCGTCGTTTCAGGCCCGAATGGGGCCGGGAAGAGCCGGTTGGCTGAGGCAGTTGCCTTTGCGTTCTGGGGACGCACGCTCCGAGGCACGGACCCGTGGCTCACGGGAGAGGTGGGCTCCGTGCGAGTGACCACGACCACCATGGAGGTGCAGCGCAGCGTCACAGCCAAGGGCTCCAAGAAGTTAGAGTGGGTTCCTCACGATCGGAACCTCGTGACCTACGAGACCGCCACGAAGGCACAGGCTGCCCTGGAGGCCCACGCTGGAGACCTGGAGGTCTGGCGTCGTACGCACGTCCTGAGCTCTCAGGATGCGGCGCACTTCACGACGGCCACGGACGCAGAGCGCAAGCACTTGCTGGAGCAGATTCTAGGGCTGGAGCTTTTCGACCAAGCCTGGACGAAGGTGCGCGACGACGCGGCCAAGTTGAAGGTTCGGATGCTCGACCAGCCCCTAGCGCTTGCGGTGGCGCAGGGTCGTAGGGAGGGGGCTGTGCGAGTGCTGTCGGGGCTCGACCAAGTGCAGGACCCGGAGCCGGTAGAGCCGGCTGTGCTGATTGCTGCTCCTCATGCCCTGTATGACAAGGAGCGGCACGAGGCTCTCTTCGCCGAACGGCGTGAATTGGAGGTCAAGCTCCGTGCAGCCGGGCAAGCCCTCACGCGGATGGAGGGGGAGCGCAGCAACTACTATCGGCGGATCGAGGCCATTCAGGCACAGCTCCAAGCCTCCCGAGCCGGAGACCCATGCCCGGTCTGTGGCAGCACGGAGTATCCCGAGCGTGCGGAGCGAATCCGACAACTGGAGGTTGCCCTACCCGAGGCACAGCAAGGTCTTCAGGACGCACAGGCAGGAGTCGACGAGTTCATTCGGGTGCAGCGGGCGATAGGCACACGCGCTGAGGAGGTTGCTGCATCGCAGGTGAAACTTGCGGAGAGTGAGTACGAGTTCCGGTTTATCGCGCAGCGTCGTAGCGAGTGGGAGAGAGAGCATCGGGCATGGGCCGACAGGCAAGCCTCGTGGAACCGGCAACGTGCCCATGCCCTGGCAGACCTGGAGGAGGCATCCGCGAGCCTGGAACACCTACAGCACAAGGGCGTGGTACTCGCTCGGGAACAGGCCACCCTGAAGGCCGTCGAGGGGGTGCTGGGGATGAAGGGCGTGCGCGCGCATGTGCTCAGCCGGGCACTCGAAGGCATCGAGGCGGTAGCCAATGGCTGGCTCTCTCGCATTGCCCCACGCCCCATGGAGCTCCGGCTCAAGTCCTACACCACAACCAAGGCCGGCACGACCTCTGAGGCCATCAGTCTGGAGGTGTTGGGCGCAGGAGGAGGCAAGGGCTACTGGGCGGCATCGGGTGGGGAGCGCCGAAGAATCGACGTGGCCCTGCTACTTGCTCTTGCTGAAGTGAGCGCGGCTGCCTATGGCAGAGTTCCGGGCACCCTATGGTTGGACGAGGTACTTGATAGCCTCGACATGGGGGGCGTGGACGCCGTGGCAGAGGCTCTGCACGACCTCGCGGTGGATCGGGCTGTCGTGCTCATCACGCACTCAGAGGCCCTTGCGGCGCGCGTTCCAGCGGCACAGCGGCTTCACGTTTCTCAGGGACGTATCGAGCGGAGGTAAAGGACCATGGCAACAGCGGAAGCAACGAAGAGCAAGCGGGAACGTGGTGGGCTCCTAGAGAGCTTGCCCCGGTCCAACCTGTACAACGCAGACCCGGACAACCTTGTGATCCAAGGCTTGGACACGGTGGCCGACGAGAACACGGTGGAGGGCATCCTCTCCCACAAGGAGCGGAACGACCTCCCGGTGCCTGTGGAGCTCATCGAGTCCGTCTACACGCACGGTGTGCTCAAGCCCGTCGAGGTGTGCCGTCAAGAAGACGCCCTCGTTGTGGTGGAGGGACGCGACCGCGTGCGTGCATGCCGCGAGGCGAACAAGCGGCTGCGGAAGGAAGAGAAGGAGCTCCACCGGGTTCCGATCATCTTCCGCAAGGGAGACCAGCGCTACCTCTACGAGCTCTCCTTGATCGGGAACCTGCGCTTCAAGGAGGACTCGCCCCTCACGATCGCGGCCATGACGGAGCGCCTCATCACGGTGTTGGGCGCTACAGAGCAGGAAGCCGCCAGCGCGTACCAAGTTACCGTCCAGACCATCAAGGCACGGCGCGCGCTGCTCACGCTCCCGACCAAGATTCAGAGGGCCGTCGATGCAGGGAAGATCGCGGCCACTTCAGCAGCTCGCCTCGCGGCCATCGGCGACTCGGAAAAGCAGCTCGCAGCCTTCGACGAGCTCTTGGCCAAGGGAGGCCCGATCTCTCGCGGCGACGTGGACACGAAGGTGGGCAAGACGAAGGGCACCAAGGGCGCCGACGAAAAGCCGCCTCGTTCTCGTCGGGTGCTCAACAAGCTCCTGAAGGGGCAGGACGCTGGTAAGATCGCGCTCAACACGGACGTGTACAACACCCTGCGTTGGGTGCTCGGGAAGGTGAGCTCTCGGGCGATCGAGGGACTCGGGCCCGCGCTTCGCGTCCTGAAGTTGGAGGAGTAGATGCTTCAGGGAAGGTTCAAGCTCATCGCCTGCGCCAGCACACCAGCGCTCGCGGTGCAGAGCACAGGGTTACCCATTCCGGTCTTTCGGGTCGTGCCGTTGGACGCCGAAGGCTTCGAGCGCGAGGTAGAGAAGGAGCTTCAGCGCGAGCAGTTCCCGGCAGAGCATGTGCAGCGCGTGAGGCAGGCCCTCTACGTGTTCCTCGCCGGCAAGCGCACCGCGAACGATCTTGCCGATGCCATGCTCTCCATCGGCGCGCTTGCTCCGGCTCCTTGGGCGGCCGTCGTGGAGACCGGGCCGGGGCACTACATCGTGTTCGGGTTCTACCAGTGATCGCCGTCGTGGGAGACCCCAACGTCTGCGCGGAACATGGTGTGCCTTTGCAGGTTCACCCAAACGGAATCTGGAAGCACTGCCCCAAGTGCTTCCATCGAGGGAGCTGTCCGCACCACCCACAAGCCCAAGTCTGGCAGCACCCGGACGGGGCTCGCTGTGCCATCTGCGGGTACTTCTACGACGGACGGGAACCTCCTGCGTCCGACCCTCCGGAGTTCCGCACCTTCGCTCACTACCGCTCTACCATCGCGCCCAACGACCAGTACAAGGGCACACAGATGCCTCTGGAGTACCATGCGGTGGGCCTCGCTGAGGAAGCCGCGGAGGTCTTGGGTCTCATCAAGAAGGTGGTGTGGCACCTGCACACCCTCGACATCACACGGGTGCGAGAAGAGCTCGGTGACACTTTCTTCTACTTGGACCGGGTGGCCGCTCGGGTGGGGCTCACGCTCGAAGAGGTAGCCGCGGACAACGTGCGTAAGATCAAGCGTCTCTACCCGAACGGCTTCGACCCGGAAGTGAGCCGCAACCGCAAGCGTCTTCCGTGATACAATCCAGGGCATGGAGCTCATCAATCCCGCCCTCTCCAAGCTCAAGCGCCCTCTCTCGAAGCTGAAGCCCGATCCCACCAACGTGCGTGCGCACGACGCGAGGAGCATCGAGGCCATCAAGACGAGCCTCACGAAGTACGGGCAGCAGAAGCCCATCGTGATCGTGCCCGATGGCACGGTGGCCGCGGGGAACGGCACGCTCGAAGCGGCCAAGCAACTCGGGTGGACCCACCTCGCGGTGGTGGTCTTCTCCGGTACGCTGGAGCAAGCACGCGCCTTCGCCGTCGCAGACAACCGCACCGCGGAGCTCTCCTCGTGGGACGACCACAAGCTGGCTGAAGCGATGGACGAGCTCACCAAGCAAGGGATCGAGGTCGGGGACCTGGGCTTCAACAACGCAGAGATGGAGGCGCTCATTGCGCGTACAGCGGTGGACCTCGACAAGCCCATCGAAAAGGCACCACTCGGAAAGACTCCGATCGAAGCGGCAGAGGCGTACCTGAACAACGAGATCAAACAGGTGGTGCTGTACCTGCCAGGGCATCAGTTCGAGCCTGTGCTCAACGCCTTCCAGGACTACGCCAAGCGGCACGGGTTGATGAGCAACACGGAGGTCGTGCTGCACCTGCTCGGGATGCACCCCTTTCCAGCTCCGGCCGTGGCCCCGTCCGCGCCCACTCCCGCTTCCCATGGATGAGATCCGTCTTCCCTCGTTCCTTCCCCTCGATCCCGTGCGTAACCTGCTTAAGGTTACGCACGCACAGGCAGAGCCCACCTACCGCCGGGTGCAGAAGTCCACGCTCATCCTTGGTCCGTCCGGCCCTCTCGGGTTGTACTTTCACCCGGAGGAGTCGGTAGAAGAGCTCCGGCTCGCGCTGAAGGGCATCTCGTACTCAACCAGCGCCCGGACACGAGGACTCACCACACACTCCAGGACGTTCGGGAACGCTCCTCGAATCCCAATCCGAGCGGACTACTGCCACTGTGCCGCACTCGCTCGGGAGGATCCGCACGCGCACGGACTGCTCACTCAGTGGGCCGGCTACGCCTCCTCCTACTTCGAGAAGGCATTCCCGCAGGAGCACACACGCCAGAGGGACCGGCTTGTGGGAGCGGTACGCCCCGAGTGGAGGCTCCCCGGAGACACCTTCACCTCCGGGATCATCAACGCCAACAACTACCTCGCGTACCACCTCGACACAGGAAACTTCCCAGACTCTTGGAGCGCCATGCTCGTGCTCCGGGAGTACACAGAAGGTGGTGAGCTGGTCGTTCCCGAGTGGGGCCTCACCTTCGAGTGCGCCGACCGGTCGATGCTCCTCTTCGACGGGAGCCGCTGGCTTCATGGCGTCGCCCCCATGCGACGGCTCAGCGAGGCCAAGAGCTACCGGTACTCCATCGTCTGGTACGCCCTGAAGTTCATGGCGAACTGCCTCTCACCGGAGGAGGAGCTCTTGCGCATTCGCACCAAGAAGACGGAGCGTGAGCGCGCACGCCTCGACCCGGTGGCCACCGCTGAACGCATCGGCCTCACGAAGGCGAAGAGAACCCCCACACCATGAGCAGCACTCCTCCGGCCCTCGACCTCGTGAAGGTGCGAGGGCTCTCCTTCTACACACGTCCCGGCTCCTCGGACATCAAGGCCATCAAGGAGGTCGTCGAGAAGCGCGCCTACGCTCGCAAGCACTTCCCGCTCGACGGCTTCCAGTGGATCGACCTCGGAGCCAACATCGGAGCGTTCACGGTGCTCCTCGCGGCACAGGGAGCGACCGTCCACGCCTACGAGCCCGACCCGGATAGCTTCGACCTCCTGAAGCAGAACGTCACCCTGAACGGCCTCGACCACCGGGTACACCTCCACCAAGCCGCCGTCGTGTGGGATGAGCGCACGGAGGTCACACTTCATGTGAACGGGCGCAAGAAAAACTTCTGGCGGAACTCCATCCTCAAGCCCTGGCAGGGAGGCTCCACCGTGCAGGTTCCTGCCGTCCATGTACGAGACGTTCTGCTCCCCGGAGCCGACGTGAAGATGGACGTAGAGGGCGCTGAGATGCCCCTGTTGGAGGCGCTGGAGACCCGTCCCGGGCGTCGTCTGGTGTTGGAGTGGTCCTTCGACGTGGACGCCTCCATCCCCCGCTTCAAGGCCATCGTGAAGAAGCTCCAAGGCTGGTACTCCTCCGTGGTCTATGGCCGCTTCGATGAGACCCGCCCGACGTGGCCCGCGGAGTGGTTCCCTCCGGCCAAGACGATCTGGTGCACGTGACCTCCCGCTGGCAGATCCTCGAAGGAGACACCATCACCAAGCTTCGAGAGCTCCCAGACGCTTCCATCGACGCCGTGGTGACGGACCCTCCTTACCCCGAGATCGATAGGCCCTACGGAAGGCTCACAGAGGAGGACTGGCACGTCCTCATGGCCGGTGTGATCGAGCAGGTGCGCCGGGTGCTCAAGCCGACCGGGAGCGCCGTCTTCATCCTCCAACCCAACAGTGAGAAGGTGGGCCGGATGCGTCCCTGGCTCTGGGAGTTCCTGGCCACGTACACCCGGGACTGGAACATGGTGCAGGACGTGTGGTGGTGGAACTACGCCGCGCTTCCTACGGTGCACACTTCCGCCGGGCTCCTTCGCCAGAGCCTCAAAGCCTGCGCATGGTTCGGTCCCGAGGACTGCTACCGCGCCCAAGAGGAGGTTCTCTGGAGTCACCAGTATGAAGAGCGCGCACGGGCCTCCGAGGCTCGGGGTCTGCGCTATCAC